ACCGACACCGCGCTCGGGATCGCCGTTCTGCGCGAGCTGCAGCCCGGTCTCGCCACAGAGACCGATAGCGCCTTCGCCGTCACTGTTGACCAGGCCGGCGCCGCCGGAACCCAGGACGATCAGCCGATCCCGTTCCGTATGGTCGGTGCTATCGGGCGAGTGCGCCGACCCTCGTTCCGTGGGGTCGTCGCTGTCGGCGGCCCCCAGACCATCACCCCCGGACGCGCAGATGAGACCGACACCGCTTTCGCGGTCACCATCCTGCGGACCTACGCCGTCGGCCTCGCGCTCGAGACCGATTCCGCCCTCGCTGCAGAGACCATCGAAACCCACCCGGTCGGGCTCGCCACTGAGACCGACACGGCGTTCTTGGCTTCGGTCCTGCGTGAGCTCCAGCCTGGACTGGCGACAGAGACCGATTCTGCATTCGCGGTCACCGTCCTCAAGGTCTACCCAGTCCAGCGTGCCGATGAGACCGACACCGTGCCGGGTGTGGTCACGGTCCTCAAGTTCGTCGAGGTTCCGGTGCTCCTGGCCACGGAGACCGACAGCGTGCCGGGTGTGGTCACGATCGCCAAGGTGGTCATTGTTGGCCTGGCAACAGAGACCGACACCGCGCTTGCGGCCAACGTCGCTGGCCCGATCACCGTCACCCCCGGGCGCGCCGATGAGACCGACACGGCTTTCGCGGTCACCGTCGCAAAGGTGTACCCGGTCGGGCGCGCAGATGAGACCGACAGCGCACTCGGGATCACTGTTGCGATAACCCAGATCGTCATTGTTGGCCTGGCAACAGAGACCGACTCGGCGCTGGCCACCTCCAAGGCTTTCGGGTTCCCTGCAGGACTCGCCACAGAAACCGACACGGCGTTCGCGGTCACGGTCCTCCAAGACATCATCGTGCTGGCCGGGCGCGCAGATGAGACCGACTCTGCGCTGCCGGTCACGATCCTGCGGGTCTACTCAGCAGGGCTCGCCACAGAAACCGACTCGGCGCTCGGCGTCACCACCGTCCAAGAACAGATCGTCGCAGCCGGTCTCGCTACCGAGACCGATTCGGCCTTTGCAGTCACGATCGCCAAGGTGCTCGCAGTCGGGCTCGCGCTCGAGACCGACACGGCGTTCGGGACGCTCCGCTCCACCGGCCAGACCCTGGTGCCGCCGATGTTCGCCAACGTCGATTTCCCCAACACGACCCTCGCGGTGCTTGACGAGAAGGGCCGTTCCCAAGCCGAGGTCGATGACGCCGGGGCGGGCAGATCGACGATCGACGCCGACGGCCATGTGCTGGCAACGAGGCGATAGGGGATACCATGCCGTCGATGTTCGGCCCCGAATGCGGAATCTGCGGCGACGAGGTAGTACCTCCACGCACGAAATACTGCTCTAAGAAGTGCGCTGCCGTTGCCAGCAAAGCGCAGGAAAACGGCCGGGTGCGGACCTACAAGCAGAAACCGAAAGTGCGGTGCGCCCGTGTCGGCTGTGACAACCCCACCAAGGGCGAGCGGAGGTTCTGCACCATGGAGTGCGCCGAGCTGGTCGCCGACGCTACCGAGGTGGCGGCCGCCCCGATCGCCCCGGACGCTGAGCTCAACCCGGGCCAGGCCCGCGCCGGGCGAGGCTATGACGTGTTCGTGCGCGAAGGGTGGGCCCGCCAGATCGCCGATCAACTGATAAACGCCGAACAGGTCGCCGAGATCAAAGGCATCGCCCCGGTTCAGGTCACCCGGTGGATGAACACCTACTGGGCCCAGGTCGCCGCCCAGGGTGAAGCCGCCGACTGGGAGATGAGTGCCGACGCCCTGGCCGGCCTCGAGGACTTTGAGATTTTCCGAGACCTGGTGTTCCTCACCGAGACCGGCGAGAAGTTTGAGACCATGCCATTCCACCGGCGCTGGATCGAGGCCATCCTCGACACCATCGAGAACGGCTCCCGGCTCCAGATCCTGTCACCGCCGCGTGCCGGCAAGACCGCGCTGATGCGCCACTTCTGCATGTGGCTGATCGTGCGCAACCCGCACATCCGCATCCTGTGGATCTCAGCGTCCAAGGATCTCGCCGAGCGTTGGCTGGCCTACATCGAAGCCGAGTTTGAGCGCAACGAGGCGCTCCGTGAGCTGTACCTGCCCCCGGGCAAGGACTTCCGACCCACCGGCGCCGGCACCTCGTGGGCCCGCACCGAGATGACCATCGGCACCCGGACCCGCGCAGTGGCATCCCCGACCATCACCGCCCTCGGGGCCCGATCCACCATTCTGTCGATGGACGCCGATCTGATCGTCGTCGATGACATTGAGGACAACCGCTCCATTGCGATCCCGTCCACTCGAGAAAAGATGAAGTACTGGTGGTCGGTCACGGTCACCTCGCGCGTCGAGGACCACACCGGGGTCGTCGTGATCGGATCTCGCCAGCACATCGACGACCTGTACTCGGTGAACCTGAAATCGGACCTGTGGCACACCATTGTGGAATCCGCCCACGATCCGGTGTGCCCGCATCCCAAGGGCGAGATCGAGCTCCACGTCGATTGCATGTTGTGGCCCGAACGTCACCCGTATTCGTGGCTCCTCGAGCAGGAGTCCGAGATGACCGAGCACGCCGGGGTCGAAGTGTTTGAGATGGTGTACCTCAACGCCCCGGTGGCCTCCGGTCTTGCGATGTTCCGTGCCGAGCCGATCGACCGGGCCATGGACCCGTCACGCAAGATCGGCGACGTACCGCCAGGGTCGGTGCTGATTGCGGGACTCGACCCGGCACTCACCGGGTATCAAGCCTCGTTCCTGTGGGCCTACCAGGTCGAATCCGACACGCAATTCATGGTCGATCTAGAGAACCGCCAGGGCGGCGGGATCAAGGCCGCTCGGGACATCATTGCCAAGTGGCACGAGCAGTACCAGGTGGCCGTGTGGCGGATCGAGTCGGCCAACATCCAGGGCGTCTACCTCGACGACGAATGGGTGCGTCACTTCGCTGCGGACAACGGCATCCTCATCCAGGGGTTCCACACCGGGACCAACAAGCACGACCCGGCGTGGGGGGTCTCCCAGTACGCGGTGCGCTTCGACAACGACAAGATCAACCTGCCTACCGGCGACACCGAGAGCCGGCGCAAAGTGGACCTGTACCGGGGCCAGCTCCTCGGCTTTTCGGCCGACCAGATCGCCTCCACCGGCAAGGGCCGCGGCTACCGAGCGGACCTGGTGATGGCCTCCTGGTTCCCGTGGGGTAAGAAGTCGTGACACTCGCCACCGTCGATACTGACCGCCACGACACCGACCACGTTTTGGCCCGTGTCGATCACCTCAAACAGATCCACGAGCCCCAGCTCGGCACCCGTCGGCGCATCCGCAACATTATGAACGGCGGCGATCGAGCCGTCGCTGAGCTGCTCGGCCCGGACGCTGCAATCGAGTTCAAGGACGTTCCGCTCCCTGCCCTGATGATGCGCGGCATGTCGATCCTCGCTCAGAAGATCGGGCGGGCCCCAACCCTGAAAGTACCCCCGGCGTCGCGCCAGGCAGAGTCGGAGTCTGCAATCCGCAACGCCGAGAAGCGGGAGCGGATCATCGAAGGCTACGACCGTGAGCAACGCCTCCCCCTCCAGCTCCCCCAGGTGTCGCGCTGGGCGCTCGGCTACGGGTTCGGGGTGTGGATGGTCCGGGACTATCTCTCCCCCGAGGGGTTCCTGTATCCGATCGCCGAGCTGCGCGACCCGTTCGACTGCTATCCGGGCTACTGGGGCCCCACCCAACGCCCCTCAGAATTGGCCGTGATCCGCCATGTACCCCCCGAGATCATCGCAAAGCAGTACCCGGCACATGCGACCGCTTTGACGCCCGGACCCGCCTCACCGTCGCAGGGTCGTCGCTCCTTCCGAGGTGGGGTCATTCTCGGATCGAGTACCACCGGAGGCACCTGGGAGCGCAACAGCTCTCAGGAGGACGGCCTCGAGGTCGCCGAGTACATCGACATCACCGGCACCTACACCGTGATTCCCGAGGCCAACCTGGTGGTGGACTTTGTACCCAACCCGCTAGCGCGCAACGTCCCGTTCGTGGTCCCTCGCCGGTTCGCCTTCGACGAGCTCGCCGGGCACTACGACCACCTGATCGGGCTCATGGTGGCCATGGTCAAGATGACCATCCTCGGGGTGGTGGCCATGGAGGACGGGGTGTTCGTCGAAACCAACGTCCAGGGCGAGGTGCTTTCGGGTGAATACGCCAAGGGCCGGGGCGAGGTCAACATCCTGGCTCCGGGCACTCAGGTGACCCGTCCGCAGAACAACCTGCCCTACCAGTTGTTCCAGCAGATCGACCGGGTGGAGCGCCAGCTCCGTGTCGGTGCCGGCTACGCCATCCAGGACGACGGCGATTCCCCGATCGACTTTGCCACCGGGCGCGGCATCGAGAACCTCGGGCTCGCAATGACCAACGAGGTCAAGGAGTACCAGCTCGTGATGACCTACGCCATGCAGGATCTCGACATGATCCGCATGGAGTGGGACGAGGTGAACTACGGCGGGATGACCAAGCCGGTCCTCGGCGAGATGGACGGCAAAGCGTGGACCGAGACCTACGACCCTGCAGTGGACATCAACGGCCGGTGGCGCACCAATCGGGTCTACGGGGTCATGGCCGGCTGGGACGAGCCCTCCAAGCTGGTCACCGGCCTGCAGCTCCTCGCCGCAGAAGTCCTCGACACCCAGACCTTCCAAGAGAACGTCGATGGCATGGACGACCCCGCTGCGGTCCGCAAGCGCATCCTCAAGGAGAAAGCAGAGAAGGCGCTGTACCGGATCATCGAGGCCACCGGGAGCCAGCCCAACGATCCGCTCCAGCCCAACCCAGAGATCATCAAGGCGCAGATGGCGCTCATCGAGTTGTACAAAGACCCCGACGACATCGAGAACATCCTGACCAAGTACTACACCCCGGACGCTCCTCAGCTCGCTCCCGAGGAGCAGGCATTCTTGGGCCAGGGCCAACCCGGCGCACCCGACCCGCTCGAGGCTCAGTTCGGCGGCGGCGGCGGCCCGCCAGGGGTGTCCACGGTCCTGTCGCGCCTTGAGCTGTCCGGGTCTGCAGAAGGCGGCGCCCAGACCGTCAACACGATCTAGCCATGGCACGCAGACGCAAGCCAGCCTCGGGGAACCAGGCCCAGCCGATTCGTGACATCCCAGCGACTCGCCACGGCCAGGCGGCTCAGCTCGAGGCAATCCAGGGATCAGCTCCCTTGCAGGGCCCCACACCGCCCGTGCCCGTCGGCCAAGCGCCGAGCGCAGCGACCTCCCGAGGTGCCCCGGTGTCTGGACCCCAGGCGTTCCGGCCAACCGAACGTGAAGGCGAGGCGATCACCGCGGGGATCCCATTCGGGCCCGGCAACAGCGGACAGAACGCGATCGTTCCCACCGACACGGTGGACTCTTTCCTGCGCGCCCTGTACGCGATCCTCCCCGACGACGCGATCTTGCGCCTGTTGAAGGAGTGACGTGAGCGACCACACCCTCAACTACTTCGTTGCCCCGGAGCGCGAGCGCCAGCTCATTGCAGAAATGGAGCGTCACGACCGCCAGCTCAAGGCCATGCGCTCCCAGGTCACCCCGTCGATCGCTGCCAATGCCGCCGCGACCACCGGGCTGTACCCGACCGTCGATCGAGAGGTGGTCGTCGCCGCGTCCCTTGCCGGCGTGCCGGCCGATCATCCGCTGCTGCTCGAGGTGGCCATGCGCTCGTGGGAGAAGGATCAGCAACTCTGGGATGTGGCCTACACGGCGCTCAAGGGCGTCACCCGCACCGCCGGCACCATTGCTCAATCCTTCTATGAGGAGCTGATCTCTCGTCCTCTGCGTACCGTGGTCGGTGGCCTGCAGGGCATCTCCAACCCGTATGGCGAGGCCGGCTCATCGGTCGGGGTACGAGCCCTCGGTGAACTCGCTGGCGGCCGTCGGGTCAACCTGGGTTCCGGGTTCCTGCCCGGCAACGACGTGGCCGACCCCGACGACCAAAACGTACAGAACCTGGTCGAAGCGGGCGTACCCGAGGACCAGGCGATCACCATCATCCAGGGCCAGTACGGGGCCCCGATCTGGGACCAGTACATTGCCGACTCGGAGCGGATCAAGTTTCGAGGGATGCCGGTATCGCCCGGCCGGCTCGCCGCTGGGGTGTTCGCCCTCGAGCCGGGGTCGCTGCCCTACAACGTGTTTTCCGGCTCGATCGACGCTATCTCCCAGGTGGCGCTCGACCCGATCTCCAAGCTGTTCATTGGGTTCAAGATCCCCCGGTTCATCCCCGGAGTTGGTGGACAGTTCGCCAAGATCGGTGGGAAAGAGCTCAAGGGGATCTCCAACGTGCGCCGGGACATGAAGAAGTTTGCCGGTATCTCCCCCGAGGGCACCCTGCGCGACTCGGTGTACAAGCCGACACTCAACGGGTTCCTCGACGACACCAAGGGCCAGCTCCTATTCAATGCTCTGTGGGAACACAAATCCGATCCGGTGGCGCTGGGCAAGATTTTCGCCAACGCCGGGCGAGGCAAACCGCCGACCAAGCTCATCAACGCCATCGACAACGCCCCCGATCGGGCCGCGTTGGGCCCGATCATGCGCGGCGAGACTGAGGTGACGCTCGGCAAGACGCTCCAAGAGGGTGGGGCCAGCCTCGACGACCTCGGCACCGGGGTCGGTATAGCCGATGTTGCTCAGGCCATCCCCCGCGTCCCGGTCGCTGGCCGGATAGGCGGAGGGGTCGGTCAGCGCCTCGGCCCGGCACTCTCAACTGTCCTCGAGCCGCTCGGCGGAGCCCGGGTATCACCGGAGCTGGGCCGTGTCCTCGGGTTCAAGGCAACGGTGGGCCACAACATCGAAGGCACCCGCCTCGGCCGGCTGTTCAAGACGATGCCTGGTCGCCAGCTCGATTTCCTCAACCTCGACGACGGGGCCCGCACCCTGGACGACTGGATGACGGAGGCCAAGTTCTCCTACGAGAAGCGCACCGAGATCATGCGCAAGTGGAACAAGCTCAATGAGCCCGTTGACGGCACGGTGCAGAGCAACTTTTACGATCTGGTCCTTGGCGATGTCTCCAAAGAGTTCGCCAGACAGATCACTCGCAACATCGTGCCTAAGCAGGTGGCGCAAGCCGGCAAAGAGGCTGTGGCGCAATGGCGGGTCGGTGCCAAGGTGAGAGGCAAGGGCCCGGATGACATCGCGATGGTCAAGATGTTCGAGCAGGGGGTCAAAGAGTGGTTCGACGGGATGGACGATGTGCGCCGCTACTTCACCGGCCAAGCCGCCGATGTCGCCTTCCCCGGATCACGACACCGGATATTGGGCAACGGTGACATCATCGAACAACCCACCGCCCACCTCCTCGCCGAGTACCTCAATCGAGGGTTCTCTCTCCCCGAGGCCCGCGAGGTGCGCCGCGCCGTATCCGAGATTTCATGGATGGTGTCCAACGACGCACTCGAGCTGCGGGTGGTTCCGCAGTTGTTCGACACCTACATGCAGAAGATTTGGAAGCCGCTGGTACTCCTGCGGGTCGCCTTTCCCATTCGGGTCCAAGGCGATAACCAGGCCCGGATGGCGGTCGCCTCTCTCGACTCGGTGTTCCGCCATCCCCTCGATTGGCTGTCGTGGACGATCGCGGACCCGACCGACGGGACGATCGCCAAGCTCTTGGCGGCGGCGGGCAGGAACCTCCCCGAGGTCAAGCCAGGCGGGAAGTGGAAACTGGGCCGCTCACCACGCGGCGGCACCGGGATCTCCGCTCGTGACGTAACCGACGAGTTCGGCAGGACCACCGAGATTTTCTCGCCGCTCATGGCAGCCCCCGAGGCCAAGGCCGCCATGACCCATTCGGGTTCGAGCATCCTGGGATACAGCCCG